AGTAATAAGTAATAGTTTATTTTTTATATAAGGGGTATAAACTATGCGTGATACAGATTATTAGATAGAGAGGGATAGATATAGATATTAGATAGAGAGATATATAGATAAGAAGACACTAGAGAGAGACAGACAGATAGCTATTAGATACTACTCTATTATACTACTAGTGTCTAATATACAATACACGTATAGAGGGACAAATAGGGGTTGACGTATCATTGGCATTATGGCACTATGGCATTACACGGCACACATTGCCATAATTTGCCATAGTGCCATAATTGTTTTAACTATATAACTAACAGAAGGAAATATTATATTATGATTGTATCAAAGTATAAGCCACCACCTACCACTAAACTATGCGACTCAGATAGTATAAAAGCTAAAGATTATACCTTAGCTTTTACTAGATATTATCCCATAGCTTACGCTGACATTTATAATAAGGCTCACGCTAAAGCTTATGCTACAGCCTATGCTACAGCATATAATAGAGAGTATAAGGAAATTTACGCTAGTTCTTTTGCTAGGACATGCGCTAAAAACTATGCTAGTAACGAGGCTAAAGTCTACGCTATAGAGCGGGCTAGAATATATGCCGAAGACCGTATTAATAACTGCATTAAGACTTTTGCACTAGATCATATTATGGGTTACAGAGAAGCTTATACTAAATCCTGCGCTAAGCTCTATAGTAAAGAATATATTAAAGACTATGCTGAAGTTTATGTAAAAGATTATAGCGAAGCTTATAAAGAAATTCAAAATAAGCTTAAGACACTAAATTTATAAATCTATAAGGAGCGCTAATTACTATGACTAAATCTAAAGAAGCTAATTCTATAGCATTAAAAGTGGCAGCAATGCTAGAAGCCGATAGGGTACATACCACTAATAGCTCAGATTTTAATATCACTCTGGGAAATCTTATAGAAGATATATATAAGCTAGCTCATAAAGCTATGGATAAGCATGCTACAGATTATAAACTAGAGTATGCCTGCGCTAGCTCTCTAGAATTTACAAATCAGCTCGATGGTATTTTACAGGATATAGCTAGCGATCTAATTCGTAAGCTAAATAGGGAGATGAATCTATATAAACTAGAGTGCTTAATGGATTCTGAATAACACAGGAAATAACATAATATGAAAGTATCAAAATATAGACCCTCACTATCAGCATGTTTAATTAATCACATCTTACACCTAGCAAAATCTGAAATCCCTATATCTCAAGAATCTATAGAGCTAATAGGCATCTTAGCACCATTTCAAGCTAAGATAAAAAATCTAGGCATAACTGAAGCTTATATTACTACACCTAAGAAATCTATAGAAGAGAAGTTAGGTCTATATAATACCATAGCAACTAATTTATCGGATGAGCGATATAATAACTGCTCATCTAAAGAAGAGCTATGGAAGCAAGCATATATTAAACGCGAGAAAGACAGAGCAAGCTGTAGCCTAGAAGAACTTATATGGGCAGAAGAGCACAGATATTTACACTCTCTAATGAGTCCAGAAGAAGAGGCAAACTTTGAATTAGATAGTACTAATGTAAATAAGCAAGCAGACTAAGGGAGAATAACATATGAAACTAGGTATAGATAGAAAAGATACTATTATAGTAACTTCAGATATTATAGGTAGAGAAGTATATTTCACTAAATTTCCAAATTATACTGAGGTCATAAATCATCTTACGCCCGGAAAAAAATATCTTGTAATAGACCATAGAGCTGAAAACCTAATTTATATAGACGCAAATAATGGAAAGCTTATAGTCGTATCTTTAAATTTTCCCTGTGCACATTTAAACGGTATGCGCTTCTGGTATATAGCAGGTAGATCTAGAGCTAGCCAGAAGTTAATACTAACAGAATCAGGTAGAGCAATATAACCATGGCTCGCATAACTTGCGCTATATCAGGACTAACTTTTTCCTGCGAGCATATATCAATGAGTCTAGCCCATACCCAAGGTTATTATCATCCTATATTCGCACTGCCCTATAAAGATTTATATCCTCTATATACTAAACATTGTCAAGGAGAACTAATACCGACTGATAGCTATCTATTATTCCTAGCCTTCATACATAACACAGATCAAGTAATTTGGGCACATCCGGCAACATGTCTAATAAAAAAAGACTCTACTCTGGCTCTAGTAGAAAATAATATAGCTCAGTTAATTAGAGTAATAGAACAAACTAATATAATAACACTACCCTCTTTTTCTCAGCCCTCTTATATAGTAAGGAAGGATACTTCATTATTAACTCAGATACCTAATTGGATAGCAGCTTGGGAAGCTAATGTAAAAGACTTTAGATTAGGAATCACACTAAAAAAAGAGCGAGACGACTTACAAAGGGTAGAAAATAAACTCACTATACTTATTAATGGAGGTACCAATACTAAGAATTATACAGCAGTAATAGCTAACTGGGCTTGTAATGCAGCGGAATTTCCTAACCATAAAGCAGAAAAATGGTGTCGCATAATAAGGTCTTGTTTTAATACAGATAAAATGTTTGCTACACCTATCACTGAGATAAGAGAGATAAAGCTTTATTGCGAAGAAAATATACAAGCAGGCTCTATACATTTTCATAAATTAATGGAAGTATTAAGAGAGTGTTCCACTAGAAACACTGCTTTTTTAGGCTACTCTTTACTACCGGAAGACATAAAAAATAAATCTATAGAATTAGAAGCTATAGCAACTAAAGCCCCTACCTTAGAGCCTAAAAGGGAGGATTATCCTAAGCTATCAGACTTTATTAGAGATAAGCTACGCTATAAATTAGCTACAAAAAAATAATTTTATACTATATAACTCTATACTCTATAATTATAAACACAACTACATTAACCTAAAACACTAAGAGATAACTATCATGACTAGGGATATAACTTGCGAACCTATAAAATCTAACTACACTGTAGACACACCCCAGTATGTGCTACTGCCTACTACACTAGCGCTAAAGAAATATGGCATACCTAAAAGCTCAGCATTATACATGATGCAAAACTTCTGGGCTATAAAAAAAGAATTCTTAGATATATTTGATACTTATAGTCTACTATATTGTAGTATTAAGCGATTTAGCTCTATATTATACGAAGGATGTATAATAAAAGACTCTATAAAATACCAAGTAAGATTTTATAGGTGCGATTCTTATAAAATCTTACAAGGATCTAAGAGTATTAAATTATCTTTTAGAGCCTTAAAGGCAGAGTATGAAGCTATGCCTACCGTATTAGTAACCTTAGCATGAGTAATTATATAAAAGCTTCAAAGCTAACTGAGATGTTAGCTAAGGCAAAAGCTGCAGAGAAAGTAGCAAAAACGAAAGTTACATACGCAGAAGAGTATACAGAAGAGCCTACAGCTACAGGCATGGGCGGCGAACTTATAACCTATAACCATAAACAACGGAAATTTATAGACTTAGTAGCTTCTGGGGCATCGTGTGTACTAATAGGGGCGGCAGGCACTGGTAAAACTACAGGAACTCAAGGAGGCGCACAAGCTCTCATAGCAACTGGACTAGCGCGACCTATAGAATCAGATGGACATAAGCATCTAAAGGATGGTACTCCAGGGATAGTATTTATATCCTATACTAGAAGAGCTGTAAATAATATACGTAAGGTACAAAGTGAAGATCTAAAAAATAATTGTATTACAGCTCATAAATTATTAGAGTATGCCCCTAGATATTTTGAGGTGTTTGATCCGGAGACAGGCATAAGCAAGAAAACTATGCAGTTTGTACCTATGCGAAACTCAGATAATTTACTGCCCCCTACTATAACTACTATAATAGTAGAGGAGGCTTCTATGTTATCTACAGAATATTACAACCAAATACTATCCGCGCTAGGGCATAAAGTTCAATGGATATTTATAGGCGACTTAAATCAATTACCTCCCGTGTTTGGCCCTGCTATACTAGGCTTTAAACTACTAAAGCTGCCTGTAGTAGAGTTAACAGAGGTATATAGACAAGCTTTGGATTCCCCTATAATAAGATTAGCACATAGAATTATATCTGGTAAACCTATACCTCTAAAAGAATTCGAATCTTGGCATACATCTAATAAGTTAACCATACATTCATGGAAAAAAAGATTAAGCCCGGATAACGCAGTAAGGACTTTAGGGGCCTTCTTTAATAAAGCTTATGACATAGGGGCATATAACCCAGAGACAGATATGATATTACTACCCTATAATAAATCATGCGGTACTATAGAGCTTAATAAGCATATAGCTAACCATATAGCTAGAGTAGCTAACGCTGTTACATATGAGATTATGGCAGGGTTCTCCAAACATTATTTCTCTGAGGGAGATTATGTGCTCTACGATAAGGAGGATGCTATAATAACAGATATAGAATATAATTCTATCTATACTGGAGCTAAAATACAGCCAGAATCTAGGTTCTTAGACTACTGGGGAACTAATCAGAAGCCTAAGGATACGGAGGATAGTAACAGGCAAAAAGAGCAAGAGCAGGATATAGATGAGTTACTTAAACAAATAGCTGGATCAGAAGATAGAGTTACTCAAGCATCTCATAAAATAACAATAAAGCTATTAGATACATTAACCTATAAAACTGTATCTAAGGCAGCGGACATAAATAACTTACTGCACTCCAATTCTTTAACTGTACATAAAGCTCAGGGGTCAGAATGGCGTAAAGTATTTGTGTGCTTACATCAATCCCATGCGGCTATGCTAACTAGAGAATTATTATATACAGCTGTGACTAGGGCTAGAGAGGAGCTATATATAATATGTGAGCCCGATAGCCTAGTAAAAGGAATAGAAAACCAGAAAATTAAAGGAGAGACATTAGCAGAAAAAGCAGAGTTTTTTAAAGGCAAATCTTATTAGTTAATCAGCCAGCTCTATATAAAAGTAATTATAGCTTAAAGGATAAGGCAAATGACCAGTCAATTACAAAAACTTAGCTCATCAACCGCTTGGACAATTAATTTTCGTCTACATAAATTACCTACTGTACTTATAAACGATCTAGCTTTAAGCCCTAGATCTACTAAACTTTTAACTGAGTACAATAACCTAACAGACGAACTTAAATCATCTATAGCCCTAGATTATCTACATAATAAGAGCCGTATACTAAGAACTAGACGAATAGATAAACATCGCAACTCAACTACTAGCCTGATACTTCCTAAGTAGGAAGTTAAAAGTTAAAAGTAGGAAAGATATTAAACCTAAAGCGTAGTAATTAATTAAATAGCTAAAGGAGTATTATACAGATGCAAAGTGATGCACAGAGCAATATACAGAAGTTACTAAATAGAACTAGGTGGCTATTCAGATTTAGACTGCAAAAAATACCTATGAGTTCAGTAGGCGAGCTAAATCTTAGCCCTGAGTCTATTATATTGTTACGTCAGCACGATAAGACAGTAGCAGACTTAAGAAAGTCTATCAGCTTAGACTATCTAACAAATAAGGAGCTTATGCTAAAGGAGGAACGACGCGTAACTACTGAGAAATGATAGCTTGACATGATAAAGCTATATGTTACTATGTATGTAAGTCAGAGGCTTCATGACTCTGCTTAATGAGATACATAATTAAGTTTAAACTTTTATAAAACCTACAAAGGATATATCATGCCTAGAGCAAAAGCAAAATCTAAAACTACACCAGTAAATCCAGAAGATACAGTAGCCGCAGTATCTATAGAAAACCCACCTCTAAATGAGCCAGAAGTACCAGAAGTGCCAGAAGCACCTAAAAATATTGTTGTAGAAGCACAAAATCCTACACCAGAAGAAATGGCTGAACTCTGTGACAACATTAAAGTTAATCATGATTTTGAAGTAGATGTTAAACCTGTAAGATTTAACTTTAAAAAGCGAGTAGACAAAGTGTCTAACCTTGAAACTGTACGTGAGTCAGTAGAGCTAGCTATTGCTATTCCTAGCGTACAAGGTGTAGTAGCTATTCTAGAGGCAGGAGGTAAAGAACTAGACCTTTTAATGGATGCTATTGAAGATGTAGTGGTAGCCGTTGCTAGAGATATTATCGCAGAAGATACAACCATTAATGCATCTAATTTTCCTATTAATAAAACTACATGGAAGTCTATTGCTAATACGCCTAAGAAGCTGCGTAGTGGTGGCGGAATTCCAAAAGAAACTTGGGAAGCGTTTGGGCAGAATTATCAAGAAGTTATGCCTAGCATTACTAATAAGAGTCAAGAAGCTACAGCTAACATGGTACGTATTCTAGTGGCTAAGCTTAGCGGGGTTAAAACTAATATTCCTGTACTAGAGTTAGTTATTCAACAGCTAGCTATTTATGCAGAGCATTCACCTCAATTTGAGGAATATGCGGAATGTATTGACTTCTTATTGGAGAAAGCTGACGGTCTAGTAAATGTATCTCCAGAGGATTTGCTAGCAGGACTATAAGTTTACAGCAGCCTAATTATCTCTCTGTAATTATCTTACAGGGAGATTTTTTAGAAAGAGTCTCTTTACACTTAAGCTAGCTATTCTCCCTATATAGTTAATTTAATTGATAGAGTTCTTCCCCTCTTACTCTACCAAAGTAAAGAGACTCTTTCTAAGAATATATACAAATATATACATAGACCTTATGAGATGCTTACTATAAACACTATGAGAACCTACCAGCCTATATGGGAACAGATTAAAAAGTACAAGACTGCTACTGTTAAAGCCCCCAACTTTAGGCATAAAACTATAATACAAGCCGTTAGGAAAGAGCGTAGCATAGATACAGCTTATAACAATATGCTTAAAACTAATTACATTCAAGTAAGGCTTACGCCCATATCGTACCCAGATAAAGAAGTGATTGTCTTTACATTAACTAAGTTACTTACTATCTCTATAAAGGATCTATAATCTATGTCTACAAATACTAGTCAAGTATTCCAGATACAAGAAAAGCTAGCTGAGCTAGAGGTTATGCTAAATAATGCAGCTCCCGGATTACCTACCTTACTAAGAACTATACATGGGCAACTCAAAAAAGATCCTCACTTAGTAACTATATTAACAGAAGAAGAATGCGCCATATTAATATCAGGGCTTAAGAAGCAAACAGCTACAGAAATAGCCACCTCTGTACTTAAAAAATCTAGTGGTAAGAAGGCGCAGAGTAAACTTACTTTGGCAGACTTATAAGATGAGCGCCTCAGCTATAGGCTATGGACATGAGAACTCTATTCGTTTAGGGTGCAGTATATTATGGAGATTTTCAAAAGGGCGAATAGCTAACAAAATAGAAAAGACAATAGACATAGAGCTAAGAACTAGCAAAGAAGGTAAGCTATTAGACGCCTTTTATATAAGTGCAGAAGACATAAAGGCTAATGTAGAAATGAATGGAGTTAACTTAGCGCAGCCCCCAGATTATGTGATCTCCAGGATTGTAGAGCTAATAGAGGATATTTATTTAGATCTTATAGAGGATGACAGACAAAGAATAATGCAAACTAGCTATGAGCATTAACTCATTGAGTAGTATATCTATACAACAAAGACTAGCCGACTTAAAAGAGACTGCAGAACTATCAGATCTAGGAATACATAGTAAAGATACCTCTGCTACTTGTGTTAAAACAATATTAATTATATATACTAAAGCAAGGCATGAGTGCTATATAGATTATATGGAAGGCATAAAGCTTTTATTAAATTACTTAAAGCCTATAGAGGTTCCTGAGCATATACTGAATAAAGCTAATTTAATAGATTCTAGTGCCCACCTACCTACCTATTTAATTAATTATGAAACTACAGAATTAGCTAAGTTACTAACTAACTATACTGCTAATAAAAGTCTTAAAGATATAAGATTAATGGAAAAGATAATAGTCTTAACAGCCTTAGACAATATAGGAGTGACTATAGCATGAATACTAACCCAGAGCTAGATGATTTTCTAAATGCTAATATAGATGGATCTTCTTCCTCTTCCTCTTTAGACTATTATGATTCTTTAGATCTTAGAGAAGAGGAAAAAGATAATGGAGAGCTACTAGATTTAGTGGAGCATGATAACATAGATCCTAGATTAAAGCTGCTTTCTCATTCGTCTAGATTAGCTATGCACAAGTGCCCAAAAGCTTATCAACTATATAGACTTAACTCTATAAACTCAGGTGTAGTAGACATACTACAAGGAATAACTTTTTCTTATGGCACTGCTGTAGGTATAGGTATACAGTCTATACTAGAGGGCAAAACAGAAAGCCAAGTTATATTAGATGTCTTCCTAGCTTGGGATGTGGATCTGCTAGATAGTAACCCTAAGCAAAAGAAGTCTATATGGGAAGCTATATTTGCAGCGCAAAGATTCTTTAATGTAAGGCTCACTCACACACTAAAAGATTATGAGCTAGTTTACTATAAAGGTAAGCCTGCTGTAGAATTAGGATTTAAAATACAATTAGACAATGGGTATAGTTATCGCGGATTTTTAGATGCAGTGCTACAGCATAAGGTTACCAAAGAAGCTTTAGTATTAGAGAGTAAAACATCTAGTATTAAGCCTGACTCTGCTCAATATAAGAACAGCGGGCAGGCTATAGGTTACTCTATTGTATTAGATACTCTGTTCCCGGAATTATCCTCATATAAAGTATTGTATATGATATACTACACAAAAGCTAGGGAGTATGTAGAGATGCCGTTCACCAAAACATTACTACAGAGGGCCCTATGGCTACAAGACTTACTTTTAGACGTAGATAAACTTAAGTTATATGAAGAATATAATTCCTATCCTATGCATGGGGAAAGCTGCTTTAACTTTTTTAAGCCCTGTGAGTATATAGGATTATGCACGCTAAGCTTAGATAGATTAATCAAGCCCATAACTGCGCATAATTGGCAGAAGCTAGAGGATAATGAAGCAGAAGCTTATGACTTTACAGTAGATTTCTATGACCTAGTAACAGATCAAATAAAAAAAGGAGAGTTATAAATGAGTTCGACGCAGGCTACTATTATTAAGATACCTGAACCTACAGGCAGAATGACTAGATTAGCTAGCAGCTCTAAAATTCTTAGAGACTCCGCATCAGGTAATAATTATCATCTAGAGACCGAGCAAGAGGCTACTGATATTATATGCATTATAAATGGATACCAGAAATTAATATCAGAGTTAACCTCAGAGATAGAGGATACTTTAGATACTATGGATGCTTACATAGATAGAGATGTATAATGGCTAAATTAAACACTAAGTCAACTAGTAAAACTCATAGAATCATAATATATGGAGGCCCAAAATCAGGTAAGACAAAACTTGCAGGAGATTTAGCAGAGCACTATAAGCTTATATGGGTAGACTTAGAAAATGGTCACGAGACCTTATTCCAGTTACCTCAAGCTTGGCAGAAGAACATAGAGCTAATCAATATACCGGATACACGGTCTTATCCTATAGCTATAGAGACATGTTTAAAAATGGTAAAGCAAAAAGTCTCTATATGCGAAGTTCACGGCAAAGTATCTTGTATGGTATGCAAAAGAGAAGAGTCTGATATAATGCAGGCTAACCCAGAGGCTACGGCACATAAGGACTTATTTGTAGATATAGATCTTAATAATCTAGGGCCAAAGCATGTAGTAATTTTTGACTCTCTCACGCAGTTATCTAATAGCGCTATAGCTTTTATAACTAAAAATCAATCAGACGATTATAAATTAAACTATGAGGATTGGGGAAATTTAGGTAAGCTATTAGATATATTCCTATCGCATTTGCAGCAGGCTAAATATAATGTAATAGTCATATCGCATGAAACAGAAGCTGAGACAGAGGGGAAGAAAAAGACATTAGTTCCAGTAGGTGGTACAAGAAACTTCTCTAGAAACATAGCTAAATACTTTGATCATGTGATATATGCAGAGCGTAAAAATAAAAAGCATATATTTTCTAGCTCATCTCAATATGCTACTACTATACTTACTGGGTCTAGAACAGGGGTAAACGTAGAAGACCATGAAGTAGCCAGTTTATTGCCCATATTTATGCCAGAGTCTTACCCTAAGTCTAGCGTTAATGCCTCAACTAATACAGGTAAGATTAAAGGCAGAAGTACTAAAGATATTTTAAGCAAATTACAGAGCAAAACTAAAAGCAAATAACATAAGGAGACTACTAATCTAAATAAATTGTAAT